TAGGACCCGACATCTCCCGCCAGTTCCCACTGGCGGTAGGCGGATATTCGTCCGCGAATATGCGCCGAAAAGGCAGCAGGAAAGTAGTCACCGAGCTCATACCGAGCCCTCCTATCCCACTCGAGAATCTGTACAATTCTCTTGCGAGTGGACAAGATCCCCGTGCTGGCGCACGGCTTAGGCCACTTTTGCTTTCCTGGTTTTATCTCCTGTGTCCGAACTCTTTTATTCCTACCCCCCCTTCCAAGATAAGAAACATTGATACACATGCTAGAATACGTATCAATGAACTTATGGGGAATAAACGATTCGTTACCAATGAGTACGTTAGATTCGACTTTGTCTCTAGCAACAAAATCAATAACATTGGAACGGATTGTCTTCCACAAACCGCGATCTGCCGGTATGGAAGGAATTTGAAGAGGACGGATATATTCCATTGGGTTATGACAGCCATTGTGTGCATCACTCTCGCACAGGTAAAGCTCCCAAAGAGCTCTCCTACACCATCTCGGTACTCTAAGTCGCCCCTTACAAGGGTGACCAAGACCGCCAAGACTAGCAGGAAGCTCTGCGGGCCTATGCTTCTTCATTGCAATCTTTCGCTGAGTGCGGTAGATTGTCTTTGCACAGCGTGCAAGTCGATTGAACGAAGAAGGGTCTACAGAGTGTTGTGTCATAACCCCATTACCATTCCGAACAAACTCCTTCAAGGACGGAGGTCTAAACGGTACGAAACCCTGACCATCTTTAGCAAGAAGGCCATAGGCTTCGCAGAACACGAAGCCTATCTTAGACCGGTAAGACTTTCCTTGATGAAGCTCACTTCCTATGCCAGAGGCACGGTAGGCATAGGAAGCAACGTTATGAGGATGAGTGACAGCCGCAAGATCATCTCCGCAGATGATACGATGCGTGCCAAGTCTCTCACTCATCCAGTGATTGAGGAGACTCAAGATGATGAACGAACAAGGAGTTCCCATAAGGGAACCTCTCACCTTGGGTATCTCCACACAACCCTCAATCACGTCATAACGTTTCGAGCAAGCTTCAGCTTCGCTAGGTATCATGTCAGAAAGACGGTAACGAACATAATGCGGAACGTCACCCACGCCCAGACTCTCGGCGAGGGACTGGACAAGGTGTGCGGGGAGACCTGCACGACCGAGTCCAGCAATAACGGAACGTATCGCATCATGTCCAAAACCGTCAGTTGCACAAGTAAGGTCAGCACTAAGAAAGACTTTACTATCATGAAACCCACCTGCAACCCGAGCAAGAATGTCCTCTTCCGTATGCGGAGCATACGGTCGGATCTGCGGAACACGCTCGAGAATGCGAGGCCAGATGACCTGTCTTACAAGGTCACCTTGGGCGAAAACTGCTGCTGGTGGAATGGTAATGACTCGTGCCTTCATCCCGAGTTCAGTAATTACGGAAGCGTGATGTACTACCTTCTTACCCACAGCCATTCGGAGGATCGAGCTCGTTGCAGAAGCTTGACCACGAATGGCGCTGAGAAGGACAGGATAATCAAATGGTGCATCACGACGTACTTGCTCACTCAGCCTACGCTCGAATTCAGAAGCAAGCTTGGACACCTCTGGGTTGCCAGACCCAGGAGCAGGACGACCACCACGAAGGTAGCCGTTACCGGCCATAGCCCACGCAGCTCTCACACGAGACTGCACGTAGGAACTATAGCCACCAAGTTCACGACCGAATTCAACCGTAGCTGCGGAAGAAGAAGGCACAGAGTATGGATAACGAATTGCGAACGCACCCTCCATCAGTGTATAAACGTGATGCTTAATATCTGCGAGCAACTTTGCAGATGTCACGTGTCTGGTGGAGAGTATTTTCATGTGCTGGGTTACAGCTTGCTTACACACAACCTCTGGCGCGCTAGGAAGAGCGCGGGCAACTCTGGAGAACGCCAGTTTGCCCTTAACAGAGAGGGTGCGATTAAGCCAGTAAGCAAGCCGTCTGGGGAAGTGAGTCACAGGTGGCCAGGGTGTAGGACCGCACAAGGCGGACACCCTCAACCACCCACAAAGAGCCTTCACGCTCTTTGCGGTATCAAGCCAGCCGTTCCTTTCCACAGAACGGGCAAGCCACCTTCTCACTTCCCAAGAACCAGCACGCGTCGCAATACCACAGGAGATAAGACCACACCAAAGAGCTTTCCAAAGCTCTTGATGCTGCCTACCAATTCGACGACCGGGTTTGCGTCTTTTAGACCGGCGACGACCTGCTACAAAGCAGGCCCTAACCGCGCTAGCCGACGCAGGCACCACTCCGCGAGAAGCGAGTAGTGCCCGACCCCTAACCGTCACAAACGGGTAAGATGGAAGTCTTACACGCATGATCTTGTCAAAG